AGATATACCCGCCTGACTTATCCATCATCTCATCTGTTACTGAACTAAAGTAACGCAACATGGACGCTATGGAGTGTGCCCCATCATAATCGGGCACCCCGGCGTCCATTTCTCTTTGGAACTCTTCCGGCCTGATCATGTCCTTTGCAAGCTCCACCTTGCCGTCCTGTCGTAGATATACGTTAAATGAAAATAAATTCGCTTTCATGTCTCTTCCCCTAGTAGACACTGATATGTAATTGTGTATGGCGGGGGAAGCTTCATGGGTATACTCATTATACCCGCTGTCATTTCTTCTTGACGCTCCCTGCACGCCTCTATTGTGGGCTTCAAGCCCAAAGTATCTTCAAAATTGTAGCACGGGCCGTCAGGAAAATAAATCGAACACACCACCACGACAGCCTTAAACATCACGTAACTCTTCTATCGTAAGATTGTAGCAGTCCGCCCGTACCTCGTATCCGTTGTCGGGATCAAAGTCCCCCTTCTTCATAAACTTCGCCTTCTCGAAATACTCTTCCTTTGGCAAGAATCCCAAAAACCATCCCTTAGAAAAATCTTTCAGCACACGGGTGAACGCATAGATATCACACTTCTGCCGCGTGTTGTAGTTGCTGATGCTGCACGAGTAATGGGGCAGCGGTGTGGCGGATGTCTGCTTGGTTTTTACCTCGACTTTGCGACCATCGTCCAAGATGATGTCGTAGTCAAAAGAGTTGTTCCATTTACCGCCCATGGCCTCAATCGCGATTTGCTCACCGAGGAAGCCTGCTACGCTTCCGCCGCCCCTTAGTATCGAGTTATGCAGTAGACCCATCTCAGTGGCCTTCCTACGGCCAGCAATCAGCATTTCGTCACTTATCTGTACTTCGATCAACGATCTTCCTCCACTCCTCGTAACAGGGATGGTTGCGGGGCGGATCGTACTGAATCCACCCATTGCCCCGCTTCCACACCGGACGTGTTTCTTTCTTAGGCGGCATTGAGATCAACTACCTCACACACGCCAGCCGTGCAGGCCAACTCGCGAGAGCCTGACGTGTTGTCTTCCCGTTCATATTCGGACAACGCCTGCCAGTCGATGTTGAGGTAGCCGTACGCTTGTTGCCACTCCAGATAATCTTCGCGTTCGATGTCCTGATAGGGTGCCTGCTGATAGGTGTGATCACTGTGCGGCAGGAACGACACGCCCGACGCCACGTCGAAGTTCTCGTACACCCAAGCGCCCACGTCCATCCACTCGTCCTCTTTGACCGTGATGGTCACAGACGGCTTGTGTTCACACCAGTGGACAGCGTACGTCTTCCAAAGCTCTAGCTGTTCGATGGCTGTCATGTCATTGCGAGTGACCGCACCTTCAGGCGACTCCATTGCAAAAGAGAACACAGTCGTGTTGTCCGGCTTCATCACGTCCGGCTCGTTGTACACACCCTGTTCCTTCAGGAACTGTGTCAGCGGGTCTTTGTTGTCTCCGCGAACTGTGCGTATGTAATACTTACTGTGTCTAGCGTGAATGCCGCTTGCAGCGTCCACCAGTTGCGATACAGTACCCGACGGTTTTACACAGGTGATGGCAGCCGACTGTGGAATACCAAGCCCGTTCGTTGCCAAGTCCCAGTTTGTGTCTACGGCCACGCGCTTCATCTCTTCGAGCCAACGGGCGGAATCGACGTTCTTTGATAAGACGTGATGATCCATGATACCAGTCAAGGATACGCCCAACAATCGTTCTTCTTCTGTGTTGGTCTTCCATATCTTCCTCAGATACTTGAAGTCAGTGAGAGTGGACTGCAGCGTGCCCAAGATAGTCGCAAGATGGACCTTTTCTTTCAGGTCTTCTAGCGTGTCGTAGTCACGGACAACCACCTCTGACAGGTTGCAAAACTGATAGGGACGCAGGATGATCTCGCTGCACGGGTTTGTGCCCCACATGTGTCCTGTTTCGCGACGTTCGTTACGAGCAACTTGCTTGTCGGCAGCGTCACGATTGAAGATGCCACGTTCTCCAGACTTAGAGTCGTACAGAGACAGCCACTCGCGCATGAACGTGCCCATCTCGGGCTTACCCTTGTAGGCAACAGAGTTGTTAGCCAGCGCACGCTGTCCCTCGTTCTCCCACCACGCACCAGACTTGGCATGTGCCATCTGATCGTCGTTGAGGTTAGACAGACTGATGAGGGCAGAGCGACGTACGCCGCCTACCACAACGACCTCGCCCACCTTGCACATCAGGTCGTGACACTCGATAGGAAACAGACGACGACCTTGTGCCTTTACAAATAGTTGTACAGCAAAGTTAAACAAATCTTCGAGCGGACCCGGACCAGACGCACGACCACCCATCGTCTTCAAACGCGCACCAGATGGGCGTATGGCAGACAAGTCCCACTTCGGAATGTGTCCTGCATACAGCAGCGCAATCAGTTCACGCAGCGCCTTGGCCCATCCGGGCTTGGAGTCACCGACTTTGATCACCGTGTCTGTGGGTTGCATCCCATCACTGATCACCGGCAGCTTGTCCACGTTCTCGCGCTCGACAGAGAAGCCCACGCCTGTGCCACACATCAGGATGTACATGCACTCGTCAAACGCACGGGGGCTGTCAACAGGGATGTAGCTACAGTTGTACCCACAGATGTTATCTCGTGCAAGAGCGGGACCAGCAGTCATCATGGCACGCATCGACGGCATGATGTCCTGACTAAGTATCGCCTGACGTAGCTTGCCCACATCACCGGGACATAGATGCTCTATGTCAAAGTCGTGCTTCTCTTTGACGTGATCGACCATGAATTGTAGATAGCGTTCCACAGTCTCGTCCCAGTTCTCTCGACGCTGTTCATCGTCAAGCCAGCGTGCGTAGCGGGACTTGTGGATGAACTGCTGATAGGGTGTGGGCAACATGTTATTCATCGTTTATCTCCTCAATTAGTTTGTCTAAGTACCACTTCGCCTTTTCTAGGTCTTGGACGCCGTTCTTGTAACGATAGCGCCAGAGGTACTTGATGATGTTTCCTTGCAGGTAATACTGATAGCCTTCGTCTGTGGCAGCGCGTATGGCTTCGATGCACTCAACCCCTGCCTGATTGTAGTGCGGCGGATTGTTGACCATGTCCGCCATCCAGTTCGCATTCGCTGCGCCCTGCATACTTGCCATGCTTTCCTGTTCCATGCGCTTCCTCATGTACTCTTCGTGTCTCATTGCTTCTTACCAAAGTCCACCTTGATGATGTTCTTGCCCGGAAGTCTCTCTACGTTTGCACCGTTGCCTGTGACTTCTTCCATCACATGCTTCTCGTGTTCAAAACGCAGACGGGCCAGACCCGCTGCCATGACCCGATCAAAGTCAGACTCCATTAGCTCTATCAGTCCCGACAACACAACGGTGCCAGCGGAAAAGTAGTCGTCGTCTTCATCTTCGATAGTCGTGTCGTAGGCAGCCATGTTAAGGCTGTCTTCGTCGTTTGTACGCAGGACGATGTACCACCTGTCTTGCAACAGGCTGGCTCTCTCCAGCATCGATTCCATATCATTTTCGTCCATTTTTGTACCAACCCTCCGGTATGCTGCCCTCGGCCCACTCGAAGCCATGGCGGTCAGCCCAAGCACCGTACGTGGTCTTTGACCCTTTGTAAATCTTGTTGCGTGCGTTCTGGAACAAAAGACGAATATCCAAGTCCGGATTCTGTTCCTTGACAAGCAGCATCTTCACGCGGTCGTTCTTGTCGAACTTGCCCTTGGCCTCTACGAACACATCTGTGGACGGGAAGTAGAAGTCGGGTGTGTAGGTGCGGGGCTTGGGCACGAACGTAACCTTACGCTTCTCATACTCGAATTTTACATCCCGCTGTCGCAACGCTCTAGCCACGTTCAACTCGAAATGCGACCTGTATCCCCCCATGCTCTTCATAGTGACATTCCTATCGAATCCATTCTTTTTTTCATGTAGCCTGCCAGTTTTGGGGATAGTCTTTGTATACTGTCCATTTCTCTTGAGAGGGGCAATATCGGCACACACACATTTGCTCCATTGAAAGATAGGCGGCTGATGTTTTGTAATTCTATTTCGATCTGACGCATGTCGCGTGCCTCTGTCTCGGCAGTGAACAGACCCATGTCAGAGTAGTTGTCTCGCAACGTAAAGGGCAGGCCGCGTTCGTGCTGACGCATGTACACGACCTTGCGCTCTCCACCGGCTTGCGAGACAGACTCGACAAAGACGTGGTGCATGTCCTTGTTCAACTCCATCAGATCGATGTCGTAGTCTCGCACGAAGATGTATGGCATCACAGAACCTTCTTCTTTAAGCGGCTGTACCATGCCTTCGGTCTGTTCTTGGCACGGGACGTAACCTTGTCGTGATACACAGCGTTGGGCCAGCAGTGATGCTTGAAGCCACACATGCCACACTGTTTTGCAAGTAGCTTGTTGCCCGTACGGACATCCTCGCCGTCCTTTCGGAACGTCTCGAATTCGTCCTTGAAGTCCACCCGAGGTTTGACACTCGGGTCTGTCAAAATTTTGACACGCCGTGCAGCGTCCTTGAGATACTCCTTCTTGTCGTCTTGGCACCAGTCAGGCACGTCCACGACAGCTATCTCTCCACTGGACTTGTTGACCACGATCCAGCCGCCAAAGGGCAGGCCCACAGCCTCTGCATACAGGAAGCCCTGCATAGCATAGCCGAAGGGATCGTCGCGCTTGATGGCCTCGTAGCCGCCTGCGCCAGTGTACTTGTATTTGTACGCCCACTCGCTTGCGGACTTGATGTCCCAGACTTTCTCTTCGCCAAGCTCGTCACGCAGGATCACGTCAAGGGTGCCCTTAATCTTGTGCCCAGCTATCTCTAGTTCAACGGAGCGTTGGAAGTCTACGATCTCGACGCCTGCCTCTCGCAGTGCCATCATCACGACGGCCTCTGTCAGATCGCCAAACAGGAAACGGAATATAGCGTTATACTCCATCTCTTCTTTGTGGCCCTCGCGCTCCAGAAGTTGCTGACACAGAGGGCGTCCCAGTCCAGACATGCGTATACGATAGCCCTCGTCACCACGGCTCATTTGCTTGGTGATGGCTTCTGTGCAGTCTTTGGAAAAGGAACTAATGCTTTCCGGGGAGACATTTACGTCCCCCCGGAGTGCGTTTGTCAGGAAGTCTTGGACTTTAAGTTGTGTGAACATCGACGAAATCCGACGCTAAATCGCTTTCGTCATCAGTTGCTACAAGCTTGACTGCTTCGCGATATTGGTTAGTGACAGTCTCATTGTGAGCCTTCACTGTGTCCCCGAACATCCGCATCAGTTCCTTGTCTTCTTCCTTAATCTCCACGGCCTTTGCAAAGCTGACCACGGGCGTCCAATACGTCACGCTACCCTTCTTGTTCTTTCCGGTAGAGAAGTTGGCGACAGATTTTTGCATCACCTTCTTCTGCTTGTTCAGCGTGTCGATGAAGTCTGCAACGGGCTTGAAGCCAGACCTCTTGAAGTAAGAGATGATTGGCTGGTCAACGACCTGTACCCCATTGCCGTCTGCGTCTACAAAGTCACCAGTAATCTTGCCATAAATGACTTGATTACACACCACAGAGCGTGAATGCAGGTAGGCAGGATCGTCCTTTGACAGAGCGTCCTCTTGCTCCCGTGTCAGGCGGCCACACTTGTTGCCCCCAAGACTGTCCGGGAAGTCCCCCGACAGCACGGTCTTCTGGACCGACTTACAAGAGAAGGAGTTTGTCTCCTGATCCCACACGCTATACTCGTAGGTTCGCAACAGAATCTGTATGTCCACAGAGGGTGCGTAGATCATCTTGCCCTCGTACATCATCTTCCATTCACCACGGGTCAAGGGCTTGCCCTCGTCATCCTCTGCATCGTAGTTGATGTTGATGCGAGGCAGTCCGACCTGACGGTTGCCGCCAGTTGACTGTCCCGATGCGTCCATCAGAGCCTGATCATCACCAGACTCGAATGCTTGGACGAGTTTATCCACATCGTCAAGTGCCGCTACATTTGTCCCTAACATTGTCACCTCGTTCTTTAGGGTTGTAGAAAGATATTACAAACTAACTTCTTCCAAGTCAAGCCAGTTTTTACCTATTTTTATTTCTATGCCCACTGGCATGTCGTAGGTCAGTCCGTATCTGCGAATAGTTTCAAACGGTAAGGACAGCATTGCGTGTTGCAAAATTTTTATGCACGTGTCCTTCTCGTCTGGATGCACGTCCATGACAATCGAGTCGTGGACCGTGTTGCAAATCACACTGCGGATGTTGGCATCCGTAATTGTTTTCTGTAGGGACACCAAAGCCAGAGGGAGAAGGTCCGCAGTGGCAAATCCCTGCACAGGATAGTTGCATATGGCGGTGCGGTTGGTTGCTGTGCCCCACTCTGTCCACTTGCATCCCGGGAACATGTACTCCCTGCCGGATGGTAGTCGAACCTTTTTGTATTTGACTGCATGTCGTTGCAACTCCCCGTGCCACATGGTGATGTCTTCGTACTTCTCCTTGAAGGCACGATAGTATCGCTTCTGTGCATCCGTACCTGTGGTGCCACCATAAAGAGGCTTGAACGTGTGCGCCTTGGCCTGTTGCCGTGTGCAGCCAATCACGTCCGCTGTGTAGCTGTGTACGTCTGTGCCGTCTCGCACGTCAGCATATGCCTGCTTGTCCCCAGCCAGAAAGCCAGCCACACGAAACTCTAGTTGCGAGTAATCTCCCTCCATGATAAGGCCGCCCTCGAAGCGGCTCTCGACAACCTTGCGTATTGCGAAGGTATTACCACGTGGCATATTTTGAAAGTTCGGGTTACGAGACGAAAGGCGACCCGTCGCCGTAACACACTGCATGAATTCCGGATGGATGAAGCCGTGGTCATCGACGTTGTTTTCCATGCCCTCGACGAACGTGTTGATGTACGTCTTGAGGGCGTTGTAGCG